CCTACATCCGGGACACGACTTCGGCAACGCTACCGCTGGATACGCCGCTGACCGTGATCGACCGGCAGACCTATCTCCAATATGGGAGCAAGACGAGTCAGGGCGTGCCCAACTCCATTTATTATGATTCGCAGTTCAATACCGCTACGGCTACATCGCCGTCAACGGGCCATGGAACGCTGTACGTCTACAGCAACCCGATGGATGCAAATCACACGATCTACGCCAACTTTCAGAGGCAACTGTTCGATATGACGACGGGAACGGACGAGTTTGATTTTCCTGCCGAGTCATTTCTTGCCCTGCAATGGCGGCTGGCGGCAGAACTCTCCGACGAATACGGGGTTCCCGAAGATCGCATTGCCCGTATCGAGCGCAAGGCCAAGTATTACGTTGATGCGCTCGAGGATTGGAGCGTGGAAACTGCTCCCGTACAGTTCACGCCGGATTGGCAGATGGGACAGAGGCGGTAATGCCGACGCTTCGTATTCCGATTAGCGGACCTCGTAACGAGCGAAGCGTTGATTTCAACGCCAAAGATACCTTTCGCATTAACGTGCTCGACGAGTTGTACGAAGGGAAAGTCTATACGGTCAAGCGTCCAGGCTTGTCTCTATCGCATTCGTTCGGTGCCGGGAATGGTCAGGGAATGACCTACTACAATGGTCATTTCTACGTCGTCATCGACGACAACTTGATGACAGAGACTAGCGTAGGAACTACGACATCGAGCGGAACCAATTGGACGAATGCCGGCAATGCACCTTGGGCGGTGCGTTCGGTCAGCGGTGTTGTCGTCCTGAACAACACGATGTTCATGCTTGGCGGCGTGAACAACAATCTCGGCGTTTCCTACAATGATGTGTGGAGCACCCAGGATGGCATCAACTGGTCGCAAGTAGCGTCATCCTCGCCGTGGGGCGTACGAAACGGGTTTTCTTCTGCCGTCCTGAATGGGCGAATGTACGTCATTGGCGGAACGAATTCGGCAACAGGGACAAAATACAACGATGTCTGGTCATCGGCAGACGGGGCGACATGGACTAACGATGTGACGCTTGCTGCTTCTACGTTCTCGGCAAGATCGGAAATGGGCACGATAGCAGCAAACAACGGGATCTACATCTTTGGTGGTCGTGATTCTACCAACACTTCGCTTGCCGATATTTGGTTTACCAGCAACGGATCATCGTGGCAGCAAGTCCAGATCAACGGCGTTTCATGGTCTGCCCGCAGCCATATGTCGGTATTTTATTACCAGAACACATTCTTTCTCGCTGGGGGCTTGGCATCCGGCGTTGCAAAAAATGATGTATGGTCGTCGCCGAACGGAGCAACGTGGACGCAGTTGACGGCTTCTGCCTTTGCCTCGGCGCGATACATCATGGGATATAACGTCTACAACAACAAGATGTATGTTATTGGAGGATTCGATAATGCCGGGTCGGCCCTCTCCGATGTGTATTCCTCGACCGATGGCGTCACCTGGACGCTTGTCACGTCTAGCGGTCAGTTTGGGCCGAAGGGCTTTGCCTATACCGTTGTGTACCGAACACCGGCGTCGGTCAATTCTAGTCGGTACGCGACTCTGTGGTTCCTTGGGGGTATATCGACCGGACCCGCGACCTACTACAACTCCGTCTATTACGCCAACCTCGATCAAGCTGCGGGGACGAGCTTTTCGATTTCCCCTTCCGTTGCGGGACAGCCATTTCAATTCAACTCCTTTGTAGAGGGCACGGTCCTTCTGGTAAAAAATCAGAGCGGTTTGTGGGTATGGAATGGAGGGACGCTGATCCGCGTTACGGACCCGAACTATCCGACGACAACCGTGCCGGGGATCGTGGTCATGGGCGGCTTTGCCTATGTGATGGACCCCACGGGATTGATCTATAACTGCGCTTTGGATGATCCGTTCACATGGCCGCCACTCAACACTATTGGTGCTGATTACGAGGATGATGCTGGTGTTGCGATCATCAAGTATCAGAACCAGATTGTGGCCTTTGGCGCCTATACCACGCAGTTCTTTTACGATGCAGGAAATCCAACGGGTTCTCCGTTGTCTCCGTACTTGCAATCGAGTCTTATGCTGGGCTGTGCTTCTGCGAATACGCTTACCCAGGTTGGGGACAACATCTGCTGGGTTTCGCAGACGAAGCAGCTTGGGCGGCAGGTCATGGTAATGAACGGCTTGCAGCCGGTAGCGATTTCTACGTCGTTCATCGACAAGCAGGTTAGTGCTGCGGATTTGATGGACATCAATGCGATCCATATGTTCGTGGAAGGACACAGTTGTTATCTGTTGACGATCAGGGACAGCATTGGAACGTCGAAAACCTACGTCTATGATTTCTCTACAAAGCAATGGTTCTTCTGGCAGAGAACGTCGGTATCCTATTTCAAGTTTGCCGGGTATGCCTCGTCGTTGCTGCCGAAGGGCTACTACATGCTTGGCGCTACAGACGGGAATCTGTACCAAGTGAGCACGTCGTATCTGGACGACAACGGCACACCATTCCAAGTGCAGATTCAAACGGACAAATTCGATGCCGGGAACAACCGCAAGAAGTTTTGGGGACAGCTAGAAGTTATTGGCGACATGAATTCCGGTACACCCATCATCGAATTCAACGACGTGGATTACACCAGTGGCGAATGGAGCAATCCAAGGACGGTGGACTTAAGTACGCAGCGTCCGGTTCTCTATCGCAATGGGGCGAGCAGGCGCAGGGCTATTCGCTATACGCAACAGGATAGCAATCCGCTGCGTCTGGAAGCGTTCGAGATTACCTTTGAGCAGGGGATGTAATGCCCGGTTGGTCAGACATCTTCGGATACACCGGCCACGCTATTGGGCAGCCGTCGTTCACCTTGACGCCGTATTTGGGTGAGGGAGGGAACAGTACCAATCAACCCGGATGGAGCTATCAGACGCCCAATCTGGACGAGGGTGGTACTGCGAGGGGTGGCGGCTGGTCCTATGACATGCCAAAGATGTTCCAGAACATCATCAAGCCAGTGGTGCGGGAGGGCGTCGGAGCGAACGAGGGCAATGTCGGCACGACAGAGGCCAAGTGGAACATCGACTACGCCAATCTCCCGAACAAGGGCATGACGCAGTATGGGAGGGTTGATCGTGTAGCGAATGCCGGGGGGCAGCAACTCTACAATCCCAAGCTGGTGACGAATGACAAGGTTTACGGTCAGATCACCCCAGCGTGGAACGTCAAGACGGACACGACGAGCGGTGCGGCGATGATGGGCAAGATCGTGCCGGCAGTGGCAATGTCCTTCCTGACATCGTTCATGGGCGGCGGTGGCGGTGCATCCATGCTGGGCAAGGGTGCGGTGGGTGCGGCTCGCTTTGCTGGTGGTATGGGTGGTAGCGGTGCGGCTCCTGCGGCAACGGGTGCTAGAGCGGGAACGCAGCAGAGTATTATGCAGAATCCTCAATTGTTGTCATTGCTCAGGTTGATACTGAGCGGCAGGAAGGGCTAACCATGGCGATCACTCCGACTCCCGTTCAACCGAATTCAGGCATGGCTGGCAGCGATCCTACTGCTGCGCTGATGACGCAACTGTACGACCTGATCTCGGGGGCGAGCGGTACGGACGTATCTCGAGCGGAGAAGTCGGCAGGCTTGGCCGATCCCTTTGCCTCGCAGCGCCCGCAGTATCAGCAGCAATTGCAGCAGTTGATGACCGACCCGAACTCGTTCAAGACCGATCCCGGCTATCAGTTCGCCTTGGGGCAGGGTCAGGATGCCCTGCTGCGTAAGGCCAATGCCGGGTTGGGAACGCAGAGGGCGGGGTCGATCCCAATCGAGATGGCGAAGTATACCGAGGGCTATGCGAACCAAGCGTACACCGACCGGATTCAGCAATTGATGGGCATGGCCGGGGTTGGGGCGGGATCACCGGGTACGGCGGGCGTCATTAGCCAAGGTGGATTTGACCGTCAGGATACGTCCCTTGCGTCGGGTGCGGGTGGGTTGTCGAGCCTGTTGAGCCTGCTTGGCATGGGCGGCGGGAGCATGAGCGCGTCGAGTCCCATCCTTGGGATGCTGAAGGGGTTGATCGGTGGCGGCGGGGGTGGAAGCCTTGATTCTGGATCGGGAAACATTGATTGGGGAAGTTTCACCGGAGCGGGAGATCAAGGCGGGTGGCCCGGAGATACGAGCGGCATCGACTTTACCGGATCAGGCGGATCTCTCGACTCGATCATTGGTTCCGGCGACTTCGGTCCCTGGTAAGGAGTAGCCATGGCTCTCTACCCGCAACTCCTGCAAATGCTTCAGGGCGAGGCGAACATTGCCGACACCCAGCAGCAGACGCAGCAGCGCATCATGTCGATCCTTGAGCAGAAGCAAAGGATAAAGGCAGAGGATGCGACCCGGGACTATCTATCGAAGATTTCCCCAATGGCTGATGCGTCGAAGCAAGTTGCAGGCGATCAGGCAACCGACGATCCGCTTGCGGCGATGCAGAAGAACATCCAGAAACTCCGTTCGGATGCTACACAATTTCGCACCACGGCGAACGGGCTTCGCTCAACGGGTGGTGATCTTGGTACGGCCAATGACTTCGACAAGCGTGCCTACGAAGCCGACAAGGAAGCAAGAGCCACAAGCCTTGAGTTGATGCGCGAGCAGAAGCAGCGCACGGCTGACATGGGTTCTCTCGCTGGTTCTGTAAACGATGCTGAATCCTTGGCAGCGGCATTGCCGGAAATCCGCAAGTTGAATCCCACCTTTGGGATGAAGGGTAACTTCGACCGAAACCCGGAAGGCGAGATCACTTGGGGTCCGAAGACTGCTGCTTCCATGAAGGCAATCGACAATGCATCGAAGTCGGCGGCTGACAGAATCAGGGAACAGACAGCCAAGATGGCATCGGAGGATCGTGCCGCATCTCTTGCCGAACGCACGGCAAAGGACAGGGAGATGCTTGCGCTGCGTTCGTCTATGATTGCACAGATGCAATCGCTCGGAGGATTGAACCGGGACATCAAGCAGGCACAGCTGGACAAGATCAATGCCGAGATCGAAGACCGCCGCAAGCAAACCGAGATGCGCGACAAGAAGATTACAGTTGCCAAGGCAAAGGCAGCGAGTGACAAGGTTGGACCCAATGAACGCCGCACCGCAGCGGATACGATCAGGACATATGACTCGCCAAAGTTTGTCGATCCGGAAACGAACACGGCAAAGGCGTGGGATGCGGACAGTTTCGATTCATTCACGAACGCTGTCGCGCACAAGGCGAACCAGATTTACGCAACCAATCTCCAGACTGACCCGGAGTATTCCAAGGATCAGGCATATGGAGAGGCTATCGACTCGCTTGCACCGTTCGTCAGGGAGCAGAAAAAGCCTGGTCTGCTATCCATGGGAACGCAGTTGGTCTACCGAAGAGGGACCGACAGCGAAGGCAAGGTACGAGAAAGCGAAAAGGCTACGAGCGTTCCTGCTGGGGTTACAAGTGTCACTCCAAAGACCGCTGATGAGTATCTGAAGACGATAGGAATATCGAAGTAATGGACATCAATACCGTCTTGCAAGACGACAGGTTTCAGGCGCTTCCAGAGCAGGAGCGGCTGAAGGTTGTCGATGGCGTCCTTGCTGCGGACAGTAACTTTGCTGCTCTACCGAAGGAAGAACAGGCCAAGGTCAGGTCAAAAGTCTATGTGAGATCGGGGGACGCGAAGGAAGCGTTGCCTACCGAGATCCTTGGCTTTAAGGTTCCGAAAGAAGTGGCTGCTACGGCTGTTGGTTGGGGCCATGGAATGCAAGCAACAGAGCAGGGTATCGCTCAACTGCTTGGGAGCAAGACCGCCAAGGACGATGAGGTTGCCTTCCGCCGCCTGGAAGCCGATCAGATGGTTGGCAACTTCGCCAAGGCAGGAGATGTCGGAGGAACGATCACGGCTCCTGAAAACCTTGTCATCCCGGGTGCTATCGGCAAGGGTTTGTGGGGGATGGCAAAGGCGGGTGCCGTCGTTGGTGGCGTTGCTGGCGGTCTTGCTCCTACGGTTGAAGGGGAAGACCGGCTAAAGAATGCTGCCGTTGGTGCTGCTGTTGCCTCTGTCGGGAACCTTGCCGTGGGTGCTCTATTCAACGTCTTCCGAGGGATCAACGGGAAGGAACTGATCCCGTGGGGTGGCAAGGAAATGTCCAAGGCGAACAGGGATGCCGTCCTTGCTGCCAATCCCGGCCTGACAGAGCGCACGTTGCAGGAGATCATCGACCACAATTTCGGTATAGATAACGCCAAAGAGATTGCCGCCAAGACGGTTGCCGCTCATCCAGACGCCAAGATCGAATGGTTGAGTGGTAAGGGAAAGATACCTCCTGAGTTCCGCGCCGCCATGAAGGACAAGGATGTGAAGGCGGCGATGACGGAAACTCTGGCTCGCCGTGAGGACGTGAAGGCGTCCATCACCGATGACCATGAGATGTACCAGTTTCTCCAGCGGGAAGCGGAGACAGCGGTATCAGTCAGGGATGCTGCCGACGCGGAGCGCAGGCTGCTGGCTGCAAATCCGCCGATCCCTGAGAAAATACGGTTGTCTGTTGGGGAAGAGTTGCGCCCGACCCCTGAGGGAAGGCTGGTCCCGAAGGAGCCAACGCCTGCAAGGGAAAGGACTCTGGAGGAAATACGCAAGGATGCTGCCGGCAAGCCGGGATTCATGCTGGACGCATCGGAAAAGATTGTCTTGGGCGAAGGGCGCAAACCACTCTGGATTCCAGAAGGAATGCGCGGAGCAGTAAGCCAAGCGTTGCTGCAACGCATGGCGGCGGCTGGGGTTGGTGGCGGCGTCGGAGCCTATCTCGATCCGGACAATCCGTTGCAGGGGGCAATCTTCGGTATTGCTGCTGGTCTTGGCGGCTACGAAGGATTGCGTCTTGCCGGCAAGGGTTTCGGAAAGTTGAAAGAGATTGCCATGCCGAAAGACGAGCGTCTTCGGATTGATGCCATTACCGACAAGCGTGATGGCAACATCGTTGCATGGCAGAGGGAAACCGACAAGCGCGTAAGGGCTATCAATGATCTATCCAAGGATACGACACGCGACCGCGATCTATACCTCGCTGCCACAGGCGAAGCACCAAAGGGACAGGTGCTAACGCCAAAAGAGAGAGAGGCGATCAGGTTGGCTCGAGCAAACATGGACGAAGTATTGCCCATGGGTCTTGAGGCTGGAGTCCTCAAGGGAGTGCGCGAGGATTACCTGTCGCGGATTGTAGACCTTGGGCCGCAGAAGTCGCGGTCGGAAGTGGTAAATCTCATTCGTGGATTCTTGGACAGCAAGGGCATCGGCCCATCGACTTCAACCAAGACCCGGTTCGGCAAGGAGCGGGTATTCGAGACTCTGAAGGAATTGGAGGCGGCAGGGTACAAGCTCAAGACGCACAACCTTGGTGAGATCATCGGCCACTACAACGCATCGGTCATCAATGCCATCGAGAACAAGAAGATGATCGAGGGATTGAAGTCGATGACGGCAACGAATGGCGACCGGATGATTATTCCTACCGCCAACATGCGTAGTATGCCGAAGGGATACACCACGATCAGCCATCCGCAACTGTTCGGCGTTGCCGTGCATGAGGACATCGCGCCATCGGTCAAGTTCATCTTCGACCACACCAACCCAGCGGCCATCAGCAAGGGCGTGCAAGCCCTGAACATGGCGATCAAGCGAGCCAATGTGTCGTTCTCGCTGTTTCACTCCATGGCACTTGGACAGGCGTATATGGGTGCCGTTGGGGCTGGCAGGGCTTTGGCAGACATTGTGCGAGCGCCGTTCGGCAAGGGTGGCATGGAAGCAATGGTCAACCTGTATCGCACGGGCGGTTCGGGCGACATCGTGGACAAGGGTATCCGCGCCGGTCTACGCATTGGCAGGGCGACCGAGGACGTTGATACCACGTTGATGACTGCGGCCATGAGGGACACTGCCTCTGTCGTTGACAGGTTCGTGCCGTTCAAGCCTGTTGGAAAACTGGCAACCGGAGTCGAAGCTACGAACAAGTTCATCGACAACATCACCTGGGGCCACGCCCATACGGGCATGAAGCTCCAGACGTTCTCGATGAAACTGGAAGACTTGGTACGCAACAATGCGGCAGCGCACGCCAAGAATCCGTTGATCCCGCTGCGTTCGGAGCAGGAGCTTGCCAAGATTGCCGCAGACTTCACCAACTCCATCTTCGGTGGATTGGACTATCGGCGCATTGCTGAGAGCGTTGGTAGCCAATGGGGACGCGATGCCGCCTTGTTCATGCTGTCGCCATCGACGCGCCGTGGGGCGCAGATATTGATGTTCGCACCCGATTGGACGCTCTCTACATTGCGCTCCATGACAGGCGGGTTCGGCAAGGGATCGGGGCTTTCCGGGATAAAGAACCCGCAGACCTTGGCTGACCTGCACCGACAGTACCTCCTGCGGTCGGCGTTCTACTTTGCCACCGTAGGAGATGCGTTGAACTATGCGTTCAGCGGGCATCATCTGTGGGAAAACAAAGACCCGCTGCGCGTGGACATGGGCGATGGCAGGACGATGCAGTTGTCCAAGCACTTCACGGAGCCTATCCACGACGTAACCAATCCGGATCAGGCGGCGTTGAACAAGATGGGTGTTCTGCTAAAGCAAGCCGGTGAGCAGGTAATGAACAAGAAATACCTGACTCCGGGTGGAAGGTCGCCGTCGATCACCAAACCGGATGATTCGGCTGGAGTGGCAGCAGGGAAACGTCTTGCCCATCTTGTCGGTTCTCCGGTTCCAATCCCTCTGCAACAGCTTATGCAGGGTGGTCCGGGTGCCGCTCTATCCGGATTCGTCGGATTGCCTATCTACGGGCAGACCAATGCCGAGAGGGCAGAGTCGAAGCGGCAGGCGGCGTTGACCAGGATGCGGAACGAACTTGATCCTGAGAAGCGCCGGGAGAAGGAACGGAAGCGGCGCGAGAAAGAACGGCAGCAATCAGCAAGATAGGAGATGCCATGACCA